AAAAATACTGAATTGAAAAAATATTATTTGTTAGTGTTGGCTGAGTATATTTGGAGAAGTTCCATGATTTTAGACAACGAGATCAATTGTTATGCTTGTTTGATTAGTTTGTGTGAAAATAATATATGCCTATAACTAATTTAACATTACTTCATTCAGAGGGATTACCTTATTGGGTAAGGTTAATTATAGCTTCTTGTTATATAGGAATAGCTGTATGTTGTTTAATTGTCTTTATTAGGAGATAAAATTATTTCTTATTTTTCTTTATGTAATTAAAGAATTCTTCGTCAGTATATCTCTTACCTTCAATATACCACATTTGATGTCCGTTTTTCCATTGAATAGCTGGGCCAGATTCTCTATGCAAAATTTTACAACTTTTATCCTTATAATAAAAAACATTACCCTTAGCGTCAACTATTTTATTCTCTTCTGGAGTTTCACTAAGATCTTCTGTTATTCCTTTGTAGACCTCAAAGATTGCTTTGATATCGTTATTCACTTCTTTTCCTTAGGTAAATATCTAGCAGTTCCTACTGCAGGATCCTTAGCATTCTTTGGAGTAACTGCAGGAATCTTTATATTTTTATTTTGAAGTTCTGAATCAGTCTTTTCAAGTTTCTTTCCTACATATGCTCTACGAGTCTTAGCATAAGGTTTGAAAAACTCTTCTTCATTCTCCTCAGCTTTGACTTCTGTTGGCTTAATCTGAACCTTATTATCATATTTTAGTGAACCAGGAATTGGAGTCAAATTAGGATATGTATCAACTCGAGTTACTAAATTAGCAGGAACAGTTACAAAGTTAACCCACTTACCAGGAGCAATTTCTTGTGCTACATCTAAAAAGAAATCCGAACCCGTATAGTCAGTATTACCTGCTCCCATAGAACCCGCAGGATATTTTGGTTTAATGTTCGCAACACGGATATTCAAATCACTAGCTAAGAGTTCTTTTACTTTAGCTTTAACTTCATCTGGTTGTGTATCAAACCACTTATCTTTAAGAGCATTATCAATGAACTTAATTAAGTCACCCGCTAGATAACCACCTCGAGTAAATCTCGTCAAAGCAGATTCGTAGAGTTTTACAAATTTCTTCATCTTATAGATATTTAAGAGTTTTGCAGTAAATTACCATACCTATTAAATATTTAAGTAGTGAATATCAGCATAAATTCAGTAAACCCACCTGCAAAGGTTGACAAAAAGTATATCTTTAAGGATTTAGCTTTAGATTTGCGACTTGCTTACACACAAAATAAGCAAGCACATAAACTAAGTGAAATCAAAGATGCTGTCGCAGATTACGATATGAGTGCTATCAGAAATTCTATTTTTAATTTATTCACAACAATACCAGGACAAAAATTACTAAATCCGGTATATGGTTTGAACTTAGTCCAGTTTTTGTTTATGCCAATTACTCCAAATAATGCTCAAACAATGGGTGAACATATACAATCTGGTATTACAAACTATGAACCACGAGTTACTATACAACAAATAGGTATTCAACAACAACCAGATCAAAATCAATATACCATAACACTATCTTTATTTGTCCCAGTTTTGAAGCAGAGTGTGAATTTGGCTGGTATCTTAAATAATTCAGGATTTTATTACGTATAATTTATATGGCACAACAACCACAATTTGATAATTTTAATGTAACACAAAATGGATATGCAGCATTTGATGCTACAAGTCTACGAAACTTAATTATTCAACGACTTAACACTAATGCTGTTTTTACAGATCAAAACTATGAAGGTAGTAATCTCTCTTCTTTAATAGATATAATAGCTTATTCTTATCACGTTTTATTATTTTATTTGAATCAGACAAGTTCTGAGAGTTTATTTTCCCAAGCAACTCTCTACGAAAATGTAAACAAAATAGTATCTATATTAAACTATAAACCTATTGGAATACAGACGGCTATTTTATCTTTTAATGCTTCCTCAACAACCAATTTACCATTAGGAACATACACAATTCCTCGATATTCATATTTTACAGTAAATGGAATAAACTATTCATTTAATGCCGATATTACTTTTAGCAATACTGTTTCTGGTAGCGTTTTAACATCTCTACAAGATCAAACGACTTTATTTCAAGGTTCATATATAGAATACCCATTATATACTGCAACTGGTATACCTTATGAAACTATTACATTAACTGTTGTTGATACAAATGGTAATAATGCACTAATAGATCATTCTAATATTGACGTGTATGTAAAAGATAATACTCAATTAAACCCTACATGGAAGCAATACTCTTCTACTCCTTCATTATTTTTGGAAAATACAAATGCGGAAAAATATGAAATAAGACTTAATGAAAACGATCGATATGAAATAAAATTTGGAAATAATATTACAGGTAAACAATTAAATGCAGGTGATAATATTGCAATATATTATTTAAAGAGTGATGGTGTAGCGGGAGAAATAAGTTCAAATATTTTAAATGGATCGCAGTTATTTTTTTACAATTCCCCACAATTTATAAACATCCAAGCTAATACAACAGTTCCTGGTTTAAATCTATTAACTACAACACAAGCATCATATTTAAACTTTACTAATACTAATGGATCCACACAATATTCTGATAAAGAAAATGTAGACAGTATTAAAACAAATGCAGTTAATACCTTTCAATCTCAGTATAGGTTAATTACAATAACAGATATAGAAAATTATATAGTTCAAAATTTTAGTAATATTATTTGTTCAGTAGTAGCTATTAATAACTTTACTTATTTAAATGGACATGTTGCATATTTACTAAATTTAGGAGCAAACCAACCCACAACTGATTCACGAGTGCTGTTAAATCAAATTAAATTTGCTACAAATTGTAATTTTAATAATATCTATGTTTATGCTGTTCCTAATGTTAAACAGATTACTTCACTTACAACCCGAACAAATTATCTTAATACATCTCAAAAACAATTAATTATTAACAGTTTAGATCCATATAAATTAACAACTGTTGATATTATTATTAATGATCCTGTATATATGGCAGTTGATTTAGGAATTGCTTATCAAGGTGAAACACTTACACCAGATATCGGTAACGAAACAACATTACAAATTACAATAGACCCTAGTATACAGAATAATATTCAGTCAATTAGACAGCAAGTTAATAGTATTTTTACTAATTATTTTTCTAATACAAAAGATAATCTAGGTTTACTTATTAATTTTTCTGATTTATCAACACAAATTCTTGAAATTGAAGGAGTTATAAATATACAAACAGTTAGAGGTTTTTTAGTAATACCTGGAATTAGTTTGTTATTATATAATCCAGTATATCCTAATGCAGATATAAGTATAGTACAACAAAATACACAATTGCAATATTTTCAATTTCCATATTTGAATAACTCTTTAGATTTTATAAATAAAATCAACGTAGTTGCAAATTCATGAATAATTCTGTCTTAAATATTAAAATCTTGGATTATACTGGCAATCAATCCTTAACAAGTTTTGCTTTAAGTATTTGTCCATTTACATTTATATCTAATACATATCTTAATATAAAAAATATTTTATGGGATTTTGGTGACGGAACAACTTCTACAAATCTAACAGCAATACATTATTATCAACGGTCGGGTAATTATAATATTAATCTTAACATTGTTGATACAAATGGGAATGAATATGTAAATTCATTTATACCTGTTTTATCTGTATATGACTATATTGATAATAATTTACAGATTGCTTCTATATCAACACCTGTATATGATGTTGGTGCCGGAGATATTCGTGATGCAATAACAATAATTAGATCTAATAGCTGGCAGTCATATAATACCTTATCTGCGACTGGATATACTATATATCCATATGCATCTGGTGCATTAGGTAATTATCTTAATACCAGTGAATATTATTCTAATCAATGGGCTCAGTTTGTACCTTATAATAAATTCTTAACACAACAAATTCAAAACCATATTACTCAATATATCCCTGTTAGTACCTATACAACTATTGATACCTTATTATATGCTTATGTAAATAACAACAATATTACACCATGTAATTCTAGTACACCAGGTTCTATATTTGTTGGTACCTCAGGATATGTAAATACATATTTTTCAAGCGACATTCCAAAAAATTATTCATCTTTAGATCAACCAATTATATTGTTTTATTCAACTGATAATAACTTTTTTTCTGATCCGTTTACAATTTCAACAAGTTATAATAATACAAAACCAGCTATTTTACCATCAGTAAAAATTAGAAATAACACTGCAGCTTCATTATCATTTTCTACAAATGGTATAGATACAGAAGGTCCTTCTATTCTAAGCTCCTTTAATATACCTATAATAAGTTGGCAAAATTCTCAGATTCCTTTTGTTGTAAAATTGAAAGATATTAATGGATTTTCAACAAAGTTTTACCCTTTGCTAAGTTCAAATAATGTTAATCAGACATGTAATTCTCAGACATATTGTTTAAATGTAAATCTCTTTGACAATACAAATACTCTAATACCAGGTGTTAGTTTTTATACAAACTATATAAATGATGTTGACTATACAAAAGGTGGATATTTTAAAGGTTATTTTATTTCACCAGTAACAGCACTAAATTGCTACTTATCGGGTTATGTTGATATACAAAATAAAGAATCATATAACATAGATACTATTGGAAATTTTATATATGATCCAAATACAACTTCAATATATGGTGATATATATACTACAAAATATAATTTTAATAACGGTCTAAGTTCTATATTATATGATAGACAAATAAATATACAAACCCCTTCGATTAGTTGTATACCATCTATTTACTGCTCTCCTATCTCCCCTCTATCGCAAAAACAATTTGGTATTTGGATAATTGATGATAGTAATAATATGATTTATTGTACTGATATTGTAGGTAATATATCAAAAACATATTATCTTAGTGCTCTAAATTATGCAGATAATATAATAGATTTTACAGCAAATACATTAATTACTGGTGTTTCAACAAAATATGCTGCTTCAATAGATAGTAATAATAATATTTGGATAACTTTATTTGGATCTGGGTATACAATACGAATCAATACAACAACAGATATAGTCGATTATATCTTGACCCCGACAATGGGTGGATATCCTCTAAGTGCTATAGCAGGATACAGTAGTCAACAAACATGTACAGCACCCACAACAGCATATCCATATTATAACTTTACTAAGAGCCATTCTCCTTATGTCCCTCTTGCAGTAAATACAGATTCTCAGAATAATATATGGGCTAGTTATATATTTCCAATCAGTTCTATTAGTAGCTCATATTATAATGGCTTAGTTGTGAAATATAACTCTACAGGATCTATTACTAATCAAATTTTATTACCTTCATTTAGTGTTCCGAGACATTTAATAGTAGATAAGAATGATAATGCATATATTGCTGTTGATAGTTATGATGTTAACAGTAAAAACTTTAATACATATATATATTGTATTTCATCTAATGGAATAATTTTAAATACAATAAAAACTAAAAACGGATTTTATGATAGTTATGTAATACCATTTAATATTCCACCAAATGTTGGTAATAATGGTTATATATCAGATAATATATTAATACCTGGTATTGCTTATTCTTTGACATTACCTTATGTTCCAATTTTTTTTCAGTTTGTAAATGAATATTATGAAGTACTTCCTGTTTATATATATTCATTATCAGCTTATATACCTAATTCATCTGCTTGTCCAAATTATATGACAGCTAATGTACCTTTTATTTTTAGAATAGATCCTGCTGCTGTGGTAAGTCCATATTATTCTTTTTGGCTTAGTATAAATGCAAGTGTACAAAGTATGTCAACTACGTTAGTTCCTGTAGGGTATACAAGCGCTTATAATTTACCTGCATTAACATCAGAAAACATGTGTATTGGAATAGATGAATCACTATGGTATCAAGACTATAATAATAAAGTAAACAAGAATTTTGCACCTAATACAGCAACTCCCTTAATATCAAGCTATATTATAGGAACAAGTGCTTATAATTGTTTTGCGGGATTTGCAACAGATACATATGACAACATTAATATTATAAATACAGTAGATAATTGTATTTATAAACTAAACTCAATTAATCCGACTATATCATCTTCATTTTCTTTAAATAATAATCCTATTTCAATTCAAGGAGCACGTGGGGATTGGACAGGTTTTCAGATGATAGAAAAATATGCTCATATACCTAATTCAACTAATAGAATCAAAGGTGTATCAAATAATTTTAACATATATCCGAATACTGGATATAATTATATTGCTAAGATAAACGAAAACATAGACATGCAACAATTCTATAATTCATTAAGATTGCAAGAATCTTTATTAGATAAAGATGTATTTTTTAATGATTTTCTTGGAACTATTGTAGGTAATATATCAAGTAACTATTCAAGTATAGGAAAAAACATATATGAAAAAATTACTAACTATGTAGATAATAATAGCAATGTTAATACTGCAAATATTAATGCACTTATATCTTTATGCCAACAATATGCTGTAACATATGAACCTTTGAATTATAGTTTTCCACCAAATTTCAGAAAAGTAGTTGATTTATTATCTATTAGTTTTAATAAACTATTTGGAACACAAAATAGTTATACCAACAACTTTAATAAACAGGGTAGTCAATACTCTCTAATTTATGGAACAAACTTAGGCACTAAGATCTGTTTATCCTCTGATACATTTTCATTGAGTGAAAAGGTTGTAGCCTATGAAAAATATAGTAAAAACTATAAACTAATTCAAACGGCTAAGTTAAGTGGGTATAATATTTCCTCTACTTTACCTTTCTCAGCATTTCAACAAATATGGGGATGGAATTTAGTATTACCACAAGGATTATCAGGAGTTGATATTGGGTATTATTACGATTTTTATAGGTTTATAGATATACCTGATAATACAATATATGATTCTGTGATTAATTGGAATGATATTATGACAACAGTAAATTATATATCGACAAATTACTTAGAATGGATAAATGATAATGGAATAATAGACAGTATTATTAACTATAATTTATCAACAGGATTAAATTTGCTCTCTGCCTAATATCATCTTAAATATTTTTAGTGAATATAACTGGAACAACATTTAACGTAGCAGATTCTATAACTGTCAATATAAACAACACAAATGCTGTCGATATATTCTCCCCTCTATCTCTAATAAACTGGATACAATATGTAAAACAAAACTATACAGACATTAATATATTAATGTCTAATTATAACCAATATTTAAAAAATTGGTATTCAATAAAAAATGTAAATATAACTTTACAGAAACAATATACTACAAGTTTATATATTTCGCTTTTCAAAGAAATAGCTGTCAATTATTCCTCTGCTGAAGAACAGCGTTTTATTCAAAATATAGACTATTCAGATTCACAACAAATCTTAGCATGTCTACCATTTTTTGTTAGAAAAATAAAACAAATTT